CTCACGGCACGCTCAGAGCGCACACCCAGCTGCTCGCGAGCATGAGACAGTCTGTCGTAACTGCTCCGCTGTTGGCTGTTGGATTGATTAACAGCGGATTCGGTTTGCTGAGCAGCACGTTGCACCGCACGTTCTGCGCGTTGAGCTAATAATTCACGGGCACGCGACAAGCGCTCGTGACTGCCGCGCTGCTGGCTGTTGGATTGATTAACTACAGAATCGGTTTGTTGAGTAGCATGCTGTGCCGCATGTTCTGCGCGTTGCGCCAACGGCTCACGGGCGCGCGACAAGCGTTCGTGGCTATCCCGCTGCCGGTTGTTGGCTTGATTGACGGTGGATTCGGTTTGCCGTGCAGCTCTTTCAAGTCGTTGTAGATAGCGACTGATGCCGCTGCTCGTGTCTTTATCAACAAACTTTAATCTGACTTCAACGTCGGCGACGGCAGAGGACATAAAAAACTCCGGTTACAGGATGTAACAGGAGTTTAAAGGAGGGCGTGATTGGCGGGCAGACTGGAAATGTTTCCAGCTAGTGAGTGGTCGGCTTAATTAAACTCTCGACCACTCATCAAAGCGGACATTTTTGCCCATAAAAAAAGCTCTACCAGCGGCAGCGCCTTTACCACCGGCAGCGACTGGTGCATCACATGCGTCACCAGACAGACTGCCACTCTTATTCTGATGACTTTTTTTCGGCGGCATCCTCGCTGTCGGCATTTTCGTCGTCTTCCACAGAACTGTCTGCAGCTAATAGAGCATCAGCCATGCGTTCGGCGGCGAGGTAATCGGGACCATGCAATTGTTCAATCAGTGACTCATCGGTACCGGTCAGGCTGGCAATCAGCGCTATGCGTTGCGCCACGCCACCGGTTTTATCAAACGACAGATAGTCGCCCGCCGTGGTGTAGCCGCGGAACTTCAGTTTATCAACGGTTTTTTTGCCGAAGGTTAGAGAGTGTTTGAGAAGAAGATCAGGCATAGTTTGTCCTGCTTATAATTAAGATTAAAAGATTAGCTAATCTGTTCAGAAGAGTTAGCCATAATAGTCAGCTTGCTTTCACCATCACCTACGCCAACCGGCTCCGCGATAAACGCCTGACTCATCATATGCACATGGCCGTCAGCCAGACGGATGGTGATGTCCTCATCGCTGATTTCATTCAGGGCAGTCAGGTCAATTCCGCTTTGCAAATTGATATTGATCTCCAACTTGGCGGGAAAGCTGGCTTCTGTAAAACCGCCGTCTTCCGCCAGCCGTCCTGCTTTATGATCGCGTTTTTTGCCGCCCGGTGTGAATGTACCGGGCTTGTCGGCCAGAGGAAGCTTGCCGATAGACGGTACCGACACTGTTCTAATGTTAACTAATTTTGCCATGGTTAAACCTCCTTACGAAATTGACTGCGACCGGCCAGGATATAGAACGGCGACAGCAGCACCGGCGTGTCCAGATAATTGAAGCGGCTGGGGTTGAGCGGATCTTGTTCTACCACCAGATTAGCTTTGTAGTAGTCGTATTCCTGCACCCAGCCGAACTCCTGCATTAGTGTGTGCTTGTACAAACTCAACAAATACGCCCGTACCGAGTCCTCAGTCGTTATACGTAGGCCGGGGCGGAATCCCTCATTAGTCTTGGCTGCCGCCGTCCCGGTAAATTTTTTGACCGCGCCAATGCGTTGCTCGTAACGAATGCGCTCCATCACTTCGGCGGTATTGATGTCCAAATAAGCATCATCAGTGCTGCCATCTGGCCGGAACAGATACATCGAGATCAAGCGCTTGATGGTGCAAGTTCCATCCTTGGTGACCTGCATGATGCTCATGCCTTTAAATAGCAGGCTGTTGGCTTGCGTCCAATCGTGGTTGCTCATGCCAATCATGCCGGTCAACTGAATACCTTCTAACGACTCTACCGGATTGTTGTAAAGCTTGGGTGCCGCAGCCGCCGTTAGTATGGCCGCAGCCTCCCAAGTGGGTGTCGGATTGATTTCCAGACTCAAATTAGAGATGTGCTCGTAGTTCTTGGTCTCGCCAAAGGCCGCCGTCAGAGCGTAATCGCCACGGAATGCGGTGAAGGCGCGGAACCCGGCCTGCACGGGCGGCGAGTAACGGCGCTGGCTTTCCGCGTGCCATGCGGCCAGCGTAGCGGCATCAGTGATACCCAACGCAACATAGCGATACCAGCGACTGGAACCCATAATAGTTTCCAGATTGCCCGGCGCAGGGTCGCCGCTACCGCCTGACATAGCGCTAATCGTCAAGCCCAGGCCTGCCGGCATAGTCTCGCCATACAAGCTAAGCCGAATGTCTATGTTGTTGCCACAGGTGCCTTTATGTCGCGCGGTCAGTGTCACGTTACTAGCGACTGCCGCCGCAGTAACCGGAATATCGGTATCGGTAAAGGCGGCAGCAATAGCCGTGGCGATTTGCGCGGTGGTTTGGCCGGTTACCACCGGCACACTAATTAATTTTCCAGCCACATACAGCGCCAACGTGCCGCTGCCGGTCGCAGCGGCCGTTACGGCAATAGTTCCGGTCGCTTGCACGCCTGCAGGCAAATCGGCATAGGGCAACATAAACAAATCCAGCACCGGGTCAACCGCCCGATAGCGCGCCGCCATTTGCGCCAGCATCGATCCGGCACCGGCCTTGGTTTTGGCGTCCTCAACGCCGGACAGGCGCACAATCTCGCCAGCCGGGGCTGTACCCGTGGCCAACTTTTGCCCGACCAGCAATACAATCGGCATGTCGCCGCCCAGTCCGGCTTGAGAGCCGTCTATCTCGATGTAGGCTCCGGGATAGCGCAAGGCCTGCGGTATTTCTTGAAACGAAATCATAATCTGTCTCCAGTATGGACCAGCCGGTCAAAGGCAGGCGGGTCGGGTAAATAATTGGTAATCAGTGCATCAAACTCGTAACGGTCGCGCCAGTAGATATCGCCGTCCGAATACTCCAGCACTTGGCCGCCGCCGAACTTGATCGGCTTTACTTCCGGCTCAAGCTCCCAGCCTAGCAGCAACGTTTTAACTGCCTGCCGGTACGCCAGCAGTATGTCGTCGGTTTCGCCAGGCTTATGGATTCTGACGTTTTCAATCGCCATCACCACATCAAATCCCAGCGTCAGGTCTTCCGCCCGCTCACCGGCGTGACTAACCTTGTCAACAGCACGCACCACCCAGCAGGCGGGTAACGGCAGCGCTTCCGGCCGTATCTGCGCAAACTCTGCCGCACCGGCCACCTGCCGGAACCACAAATGCGCAAACCCGGTAGGCTTGGGGGTCAGATGCAGAATCAACGGCGTCAGCGAGATCATTTCGACAAGCTCACTACACGCATTACCAGTCACCCCAAAAACGGGGCGGTCCGCCATAACGACGTGGCGAGCTTTCCAGCATCACCGCATCATCAGACAATACCGGATCGGTCGGTGCGGCCGGTATCAGGCTGATAACGCCGCGGCTATGCGATTTGAGCGTATCAATCACGCCTTCATAAGCCTTGCTGACGTCATCGGTCATACGCTCCGCACCTTGCAGATAATAGAGCGCCACAGTCGATGCCAACCTGGCCAACAGCGTGGTTTGTACTGTCGCCGGAATGCCATGGCTCAACAGTAGCTCATCGGCATCGGCCAACGCTGTGTCGATCGCATCAAGAGCCAGCGCCAGGGCGGCCCGTTCGTCAGCGGTGTAAACACTAATATCGCCTCCGGCAATTGCCGTGCGTAACGCATTATCCGGTGGCATTGCCTTATCGGCAGGCACCGCCAGTTGCGCCAAACGCCTGGCGTTGCTACGGGCCAGCAGATCGGCTCGGGTTGCGAAGGACACTACGGATTACCTTGCTCGGCTAGAACCAATACCCACACCGCATCACGGTCAGCGGCAGAGACCGACCAGCCGGTGATCTCGCTCAAAGCGTCGGCCTTGGGACTGCCAGACACTGTCCATACGTCGGTATTGGCGGGATCAAGCTGGCCGATGGCCGCCTTAATGGCATCATGGCGCGCGACCCCATCGAGCGGTGCAGTGTTGGCGTTCTCTGCCGCAGATTTGTCACCATCAACCCCTGTGACATTGCCACCGTCATTAATTACGGCTCCCTGTGGTAAATCTGCATTTGTATTGAGCGCATCGTGGTTATCAAGTGCATCGGATGCGTCCGTTACAGACGTATCCGATGCTTTGTCAGCCGGTGCGGTACGTTCAAACCCTTCCGGCTCCGTTTTGTTGAGACTCGCATGAGGGTCGGTATAAGTGACCTCCAGCATCTGCTCCTGTTCCAAACGCTCGGCGGTGGCTTTGTCCACCTCGATAGGCTCTTCCGGCCATTCGCGGCTAAACCCTATGCCGCAGCGGTAAAATTTCTGCGAGGCCTGCTTGGGCTGAATGCGCCCCCAAAGGTTCACTGTCGCCATGATTTAATTCTCTCGTTTTAGTTAATACACCCGTCATTGTTGGCGGGAATTAGTGACTACAGCGCCATCCAGGGACTAACAACCAGCTTAACCTTGTTGTAGTTGGTATTGCTGGCACCGGCGGCGTTTTGCTGGGCCTTGAGCAGCACTTCGGCCGCCGCCATGTTGTCGGGACCCACCACCAACGTGTCCGGCACAATGCCGAGCTTGCGGTTGCCGTCGCCCTTGAACTTCATCATCGAGGTAAAGGCGGCCGTAAAGTTGGCAGCATCCAGCACGGCTTTACTGCCGAATGCAAGCTGCCAGAATCCATAAACCGCGTCACCACGCCAGCGACCGCCATAGCTGAATATGTCATTTTCATATACGCCGTCGCTGTTGGCGGCGCTGTTTTTGATCTGTAATTCAGCAGCCACACGCTCTTGCAAATAAAACGGCTGCGGTGCGCGACCGGTACAGAGCAACACCCAAGGCTCAAGAATACCCGCCTGCATATTGCTGACAGTAGCGACAACGCCGGAACCGTCTTCATTTGGATATACAGGATGATCGGTATCGAAGAAAAACTGACCGTCATAGCAGATCGACGCAAACCCGGCAGGCACTGCACTAAACATCAAGTCGTTTTTCAGGTCGATCACAGACTGGCCGTAGCTTTCAATGACGTCGCCGTACATACCGTAGTTATCGTCTTCGAAGGCTTCGCGTGGGATATCCAGCGTGTTCTCGAACTTGCGATTTTCAACGGTATAGGCCTGTCTCTTCGCGGCCTTGTGGAGACGCGCACCTACCCACTCCCGAAAAGCCGGGAATTGTGACAGCCACGCATAAGTATTAGAGGCGCTACCGCTGGCGATTAACTTGCCAAGCTGCTTCCATTCTTCGGTTGTCACCGCCAAGCCCTTGTTGAATCGTGCTTTTAGGGTGGTGTTAAAGGCGGCTATTTCGCCGACCGTCAGTACTTTAGTTGTCATGGGCTACTCCTGATATGCGCACCAGTGCGCAGGTTTGTTATTTAGAATTTTGTGCGGCCAAGTAATCCTCTTCCGATACCCTCATCTTTTTCGCCATCGCCGCCTGCTCTGCTGTCAATGCCGCTACGGACTGCTTGCCATCCACTTGCTTGTTGAGCAGCGCTAACGGCGATGTCGCGTCAAGGTATTCGGTCAAGGCCGTCAAGCTTTGTTTTTCAGCCCAAGGCTTTTGTGCGGGCGTCAGTCGACCGTCTGTCAGCGCGGCCTTTAGTAACGCCTTATGATCTTCCGTCTCCTTAGCCAGCGCTGCCTCTGCCTTTTCCTGGTCGAATGCGTCAACTCTGGTTTTCAGGGTATCGCGCTCCGTGGTTAACGCTGCCACCTGAGTGCTTAGCCCGTCACGCTCGACGGTTAGCGACGCCACCTTGTTGCTCAGGCCGTCGCGTTCAACAGCCAGCGCGGCCAGCTGTTCTTTTTCAGTTGCCATATCGTTCTCCTTCGTGGGTTTAAGTAAATCAAAGCGCTTGGATAACGCCGCCATATCCAGTGAGTCCAAGCCATCTAAAGCGGGAGTATTGGTCAGCGCCACCGAGACAATCTCTATGACTTCGCCGGTGCGTTCGTAATAAAAAAATATTGCGCTGATGTAGC